CAAACAAATGCAGAAATTTGTTGACGAAGCGCGAGAACATTTACCCCAAGACAGTGAAATTCAGAATATCATTGACGAAATCTCAGAATTGATCGATTCGACGCTGTACAAACTTAAATTCCTTGACTGAAAGGACTATCATGAAAGACAACGCAGAAATGATCCCAAAGGGCTACGGTTCCGGCACTAAGCCGCCTGCTGGCGCGTCCGCTTCGGATTCGTCGGGTGAGCGCCGTGGCAAGATTGTGAACGGCGTAGGCATGGGCATGGCTGACGGCACCGGCAGCAACAAAGAATTTAACGGTGGCCGTTCTAAGGGCGTGTGTTATACGCACGACCGTTCGTCTTACCAGAAAAAGTGATTGTCAATAAAACAACGGGCATCCTATGAGCGATGTCCGTTGCAAATCCTGCCGTTTCTTCACGCAGGCCCAGGTTATGGGCTTGTGCCGTCGTTTTCCCGAAACTCAAAACAAACACGAAATGGATTGGTGTGGCGAACACCAGCTATCCGTTGTCGCGTCTATTCCAGTGTATGACGTTATGGCGCAAACGGAAGTCAAAAAACGAGGGAGACCCAAAAATGGACATTAAACCGTTGCGTGATCGCGTCGTGGTGCGCCCTGTGGTGCGCCGCTTGTCGGACATTCTGTACGTCCCCAACAACGAAAAATTTAACGAAGGCACTGTAGTGGCTATTGGCCCACAGGTGCGGGACGCGCAGGTTGGCGACTTTGTGAAATATGGGAACGGCACTTATTTGGATTGGCCAGTTCATGAGGTTGACGGGCAGGATTATCAGATTATTCAGGAAGCCGACATCGCCATGATCGTCGAGGCTGAGAATGGCTAAACACGACAAGCCAATCGCCAAGACCACGACCGGCAAGGGCAAGAATTACAACCCGACCGAGAAGGGCGCGGGAATGACCGCAAAGGGTCGGGCAGAGTACAACCGCAAGAATGACGCGAATTTAAAACCACCAGCACCAAACCCCAAGACAAAGGCTGACGCTGGACGCAAGGCGAGCTTTTGCGCGAGAATGGAAGGGGTGGTAAAGCACGCCAAAGGCCCAGCGGAACGGGCAAAGGCATCGTTAAAGAACTGGAATTGTTGAAAGGAATATCATGTCTAACACGCAAGCCATTGGCGTTGCATACGCTGACCCAGCCCTAAATAGTTTTGAAGTCGGCACCGCGACAGTGCCTATTGCCAATACTGCATCGGGCAACCTAAATCAGATTTATTCGCAAACCACGCACACGTCGGGTGATTTTCGTGGTTTGTATTCCCGTGTGGACTTTGCTGGCGCTGGCGCTGGTGAAACTCTGCGGGCTTTGTCCCGTGTAACGGCTGCGCAAGGCGCTGGGCAGACCACTAACGGCGCACACATTAGCTTGTCGGTAAATACTGGCGGCACAATCAGCGGCGCTGGTAATGCTTTGAGAGCTACTATCGGCGGGACTTCGACCAATCCTGGCGGCACTCTGGCTGCACTGCAACTGGATTCAGACTTTGCTTCCGGCGGCACATGGAGCAACGCATCGTTCCTGCGCGTAACGAACAGCGGCACTGGCGAAGTCGGTAACTTTGCCGCCATGCCCGCAGTAAGCGCAACCGGTGTATTCCGCGCCAAAGTTGGTTCGCCAGTTGTAACGCACACTATTCCCGTTACCAGCGGCGGCACGACCTATTACGTTATGGTCAGCACCATTGCCTAATGGAAATAAGCCGAGAGTTTATCGAAGCTGAAATTAGTGAGGTTCAGCGTGAGTTGCAAAAGGCGCACACCTTTGTGATTCAGGCTGAAACCTCATTAGCAATTTATCAAATGTTGCTGACGCGATTGAGCAAAGGCGACGATGAGTTATGCGAAGGGGAATCGAATGGCGACTAAACCTGGGTTGTACGCAAACATCCACGCCAAGCGTGAACGGATAGAGCGCCAGAAGGAAGCGGGCAAGACCCCTGAACGTATGCGCAAGCCTGGGTCAGAAGGCGCACCCACGGCTAAAGCGTTCAAAGAAAGCGCCAAAACAGCGAAGAAGAAATGACACCTGACCAAATTGCTAAACGCCTGGCTGAACTGCAAGAACTGGCGAAGCAACATGAATCGATCCTGTTGCAGATCAGCGGCGCAATCCAAGAGTACAACCGTGTACTAGCTGAAATGAGCAAAGGAGCGAACGATGCCGCTGACCAAGTCGAGCAGTAAACAGGCTTTCCAAAAGAACATTAAAGCGGAAGTCAAGGCCGGTGTGCCTGTGAAGCAGGCAGTCGCGATAAGTTTTGCCGTTAAACGGGCTGCTCAGAAGAAATCTTCGCCGCGTTCCAAATAGGGCGCATTCTTTCTTCTAGCTCAATTTTTTGATGTGCTGCGTTGGATAACACCGCAAGATTTTCGATACGGTTGTCGTGAGAATTTCCGTTAATGTGGTGGACATGTTCCCATGATTCCAACTTGCGGCCTAAATGTTGTTCCATAACGTAGCGATGAACTCTTACTTGCTTGCCATTTACGGTCATGGTTTTGTATGTGTGCTTCGGCAGGTTGGTCGGTTTAAAACGAAATTGAGAAAATTGTTCTAAATGAACTTTAGCCAAACACGAGCGAGAACAATATTTGGCAATGTCTTTTCGATAGGTAGGCACTCGAAAATTGTTGCCGCAAACAATGCAGCACAAAATTGCACCAGTTCGATCACGTTTCTTCATGCTATTGCTCCTTACGTTGCTATTGCTTATCTTAGCATGAGTTTTTTAAAAGTGACAGCGGTGACATAATGAGCAAAAAATTGGTAAAGTTGTCAGCAAATCAATAAGTTGGAGGTAGAAACAACGTGTCAAGCGGCGGCGCACCAATAGGCAATCAGAACGCGGCTAAGTCGAGGATGTTCTACGACAAGCTGCGGCTGGTATTGACGCAAGAGCCAGAGCGTTTGCGCAAGATCGCCGAGGAATTGGTAAGCAAAGCCGAGCAGGGCGAAGCGTGGGCGATCAAAGAGTTGATTGACCGCGTAGACGGGAAGGCGCATCAAGCGGTGGCGCTGGAGAACGCTGACGGCAGTTCGATACTGACAGGCATTCAGGTAACATTCATTAAGCCCGATGCAGATAGTAATTAAGGCTGGTCGCCTGCAAATCTACTTCTGCCTCGGCAAGCTCTATGACATCAACATGGACGGCTGGTCGCGGCAAGGCTTCACAGTCGCGTGGCTAGGCAAGCGTCGCCATATTTTTTCTAAGACTTGGGCAGCATGAGTGACCTTCAGGGCATAGTCGCCAAGGCTGAGTTTCCCAGCAAGGCGCAAGTCTTATTCAATCCACCAAAGACACGCTATCGCGTCTTGTACGGTGGGCGAGGCGGGGCAAAGAGCTGGGCGGTTGCTAGGGCATTGCTCATTAAAGCCGCCAAGACACCGCTGCGTATCCTCTGCGCACGGGAATTCCAGACATCGATCCGCGACAGCGTTCACAAGCTACTGTGCGACCAGATCGTTGCGCTGGAGATGACTAGCTTCTTCGAGATTACGCAGAACGCGCTACGGGGCAAGAATGGCAGCGAGTTTGCGTTCGTCGGGTTAAAGAACAATATTGCCAACGTCAAATCCTACGAGGGCATCGATATTTGCTGGGTTGAGGAAGCGCAGACGGTCAGCCGGAATAGCTGGAATATCCTGATCCCAACGATCCGTAAGGAAAGCAGCGAGATATGGATCACGTTTAACCCTGAGCTGGAGACGGATGAGACGTACCAGCGGTTCGTGGCCAAGCCGCCTGCTGACGCGGTGGTTCAGAAAATCAACTGGTCTGACAACCCGTGGTTTCCTGAAACTCTGCGGTCTGAAAAGGACTCGCTTAAGGCACGGGACGAGGAAGCGTACAACCAGGTCTGGGAAGGGCTATGTCGGCAGACAGTCGACGGGGCGATCTTTGGCGCTGAGATGGCTAAAGCCGAGACTGAGAATCGGATTATGAAGGTGCCGTATGACGCAACCAAGCCGGTCCACGCAGTCTGCGATCTTGGCTGGGCTGACGCTACGGCGTGGTGGTTTATTCAATTTATCGGGATGGAAACGCGGCTGATCCGATACTTTGAGGACACCCAGCGCACGATGACCAGCTATCTGGCTGATCTGCAATCCTTCGGCTATGTGTACGACACGATCTGGCTGCCGCACGACGCGCAGAACAAGACGCTGGCCGCCGCAGGTCGGAGCATCGAGGACATCGTGCGGAGCGCAGGGTTTAAGACGCGGGTGCTGGAGCGCGTGCCGGTGGTTGACTCAATCAACGCCGCGAGAACTATCTTCCCAAATTGCTACTTTGATAGAGAAAATACCGCAGATGGTCTAAACTGCTTGCGCCATTACCGCTATGAGGTTGACCCTGATACCGGCCAGTTCAGCAGGAACCCGTTGCACGACAGATATTCGCACGGGGCTGACGCATTTAGGTATATCGCGCTGATGGTGCGGGAACCCGCAAAAGTTAAGAAAAAGCCTGCGGTCGCTTACGCTGGCGGCTGGATGAGCTGAAAGGACAATCATGGCGTTTCAAGACATGGATATGGATGGGCGCATTGGCGAAGCCATCAAATTCCTACGGTTGGTCGGCACTGCTGACAGCCAAAACCGCGCAGAGGCGCTGGGCGACCTGAAGTTTGCTGCTGGTGACCAGTGGCCGGTCGAGATTCAGAACAGCCGCAACCTAGAATCCAGACCTTGCCTGACCATCAACAAGATTGACGCTTATGTGCGGCAGGTAACCAACCAGCAACGCCAACAGCGTCCGCGCATCAAGGTGCATCCGGTCAACAACGAAGGCGACCTGAAGATCGCGGAAGTCATCGAAGGGATCACGCGGCACATCGAGGTCAATTCCAGCGCCGATACCGCTTACGACACCGCATTTGAGTACGCAGTCAAGATGGGCTGGGGCTACTGGCGAATCAACACAAATTACATTTCTGACGATTCGTTCGATCAGGAAATCTTTATCGACGCGATTGACGATCCGTTCTCGGTCTATTTCGACCCGAACAGCGTATTGCCTGACGGATCGGATGCCGAGCGTTGCCTGATTACCAGCGTGGTTGCCAAAGAGCTATTTCGTCAGCAGTATCCTGGCGCTGATGATGGGGCAAACTTTAGCGCACGGGCGACGGGCGATTCGGACGCTGAATGGGTGACCAAAGAGGACATCCGGCTGGCTGAGTATTGGTACATCGAACGTGAGAAAGCCACGTTGGTCCTGCTTTCTGACGGCACAAAGGTGTTTCAGGATGAGCTGCCCAGCGCCGAAATGATGGAAGCTAGCGGAATCACGATCCTAGACAAGCGCCCGACGTTCCGCAAGAAGGTCAAGTGGTGCAAGCTGACCGCGATGGAAGTGCTGGAGGAACGCGAGTGGCCGGGCAAATATATCCCGATCATTCCATGCTACGGTGCGCAGGTCGTGGTCGAGGGCAAGCGCAAGAAATACGGGCTGGTGAGGTTCGCTAAAGACCCGCAACGGATGTTTAACTTCTGGCGCACGGCACTGACTGAATCTATCGCGCTGGCACCAAAACCGAAGTGGCTGATCGCCGAGGGTCAAGACGAAGGCCACGAAAGCGAATGGGCGCTGGCTAACCTTAAATCAACGCCGGTCTTGCGCTATAAGCAAAAAGACATCGAGGGCGTGCCTGCGCCGGTGCCGACCCGCATCCAGCCGGAGCCGCCGCCCGATGGCATCATGGTTGCGTCGAGCGCCATTTCGGACGATCTCAAGACCGTGTTGGGCATATTTGACCCGTCGCAGGCGTTGCCAGGCAATATATCGGGCAAGGCATTGCAGGGCCAGCAGCAGCAGGTTGATCTGTCGAACTTCCACTTCTACGACAACATGACCCGCAGCATCAAGCACACGGGCAAGATTATCCTCGACCTGATCCCTAAGATTTACGACACCCAGCGCGTGCTGCGGATTATTGGGGTCGATGGCAAGCCTGACATGGTGACGATTAACCAAGTCGAAGCCACAGGCGAAGTCTTAAACGATGTCACGGTCGGCCTGTATGACGTGGTCATGGACACCGGCCCTGGCTACAACAGTAAGCGCCAGCAAGCTGTGGACACGATGATGCCGCTGATGGCTGATCCGCAGGTTTTCCAAGCCGCTGGTGACCTATTGTTCCGCAACATGGATTTCCCGGGCGCTGACATTATTGCCGACCGCTTGGCCGCAATGAACCCGATGTCGCAGATTGATCCAAAGTCTGACATCCCACCGCAAGCGCAGATGCAGCTATTGCAGTCGCAGAAAACGATTGCCGATATGCAACAGCAAATGATGGCCATGCAGCTAGAGATTCAGAACCGTGGTCAGGTCGCGCAAATCCGCGAGGAAGGTTCAAGCCGGCGCAAGCTGATGGACGTTATCAGCCGCGCCTACAACACCGACACCATTAACGAAGCCAAGATTAACCAAGCCAACCTGAAAGCCACGACCGACCAAAACAAAGTCGAGGTCGATGCCATGCTGCGGTTGGTGCTGGCTGGGGTTCCGGTCGGCGCACTAAACGCCGAGATTGCCCGTCGAGATGCCGAACAACGCGCACAGATGCAGTTTGCCGAGGGCGAGGTCAACGAAACCGGCAACCCGTTCATTCAGGCTGGGCAAGAATTGATTTTGCAATCGATGCAAGCGCAACAAATGCAACAAGCCGCCGCGCAGCAGATGGCGCAGATGCCAGAGCAGATGCCGCAAGAAATGCCGCAGCAGCCGATGGTTTGACAACGAATGAATACAGGATGACAATAAACCTACCGGCGGGAACACCGGGTCAATTCTTAGGGAAAACCTATGTCTGAAGTGCAAGAACGACTGGCCGCTAATGTGGTGACTAGTGAGAATCTAGCGGAATTCGCAGCCCAGAAACTTGGTCTAGTTGACAAGCCAGCAGACGAGGCGGTGAGCGTTGAAGCTACCGAGCCGGAAGCCGAGGCAGATCAGAGTGGACAAGATGGGGAAGGGAAGGACGCGACAGCAACAGATGAGGCTAAGGAAAAGAAGCCGAATCCTAAGCTAGAACGGCGGTTTTCAGAGATAACCAAGCAGCGGGAAGCGGCGCGAGATGAAGCGCGGCGGGAACGTGAAGCGCGGGAGGCTTTGGAAACACGGCTGCGGGAACTCGAATCGAAGGTCAATCCACCGGCTGAAAAGCCGCAGAATGATCTTGGCGACGAGCCACAACCGGAAATGTTCAACGATATGTTCGAGTACGCGAAAGCGTTAGCCGAATATACCGCTGACAAGAAATTGCTGGAACGGGATAACGAGGAAAAGGCGCGTAAAGCGGCAGCAGAGCAGGAAGCAAAGTTTTCTGCGTGGGCTGACCGAGTGAATGCTGCCAAGAACGAGTTGCCCGACTTTGATGACATGGTGCAAAGCAGTGAGGTTCGGGTATCCGATCCTGTCCGCGATGCGATCATCGAGTCAGAGCATGGGCCAAAAATTTTGTATTGGTTGGCTGAAAACACCGACTATGCAAAGAAGTTGGCCGATATGTCCGCAGTTTCTGCCATTCGTGAGATTGGGAAGATCGAGGCTCGCTTCGATAAGGCAAAAGAACCGGAACCTAAGGCTGTTGTTGGGAAGTCAAAAGCGCCAGCGCCGATTAATCCGTTGCGAGGCGCGGTCAGTACAGTTGATGGCAACTTGGATGCCGATGGCAATTTCCACGGAACCTATCAGCAATGGAAAGCCGCCCGCGCAAGCCGGAAAATCCGCTGATTAACACCCTTTTCTAAAAGGAAATAGAAATGTCCAACAATTTGCTAACCATTAGCAAGATCACCAACGAAGCGTTGATGGTCTTGGAAAACGAACTAACCTTTTCGTCCGAAGTAAACCGCGAATACGATGACCAGTTTGCCGTCGTAGGCGCAAAAATTGGTAACACCTTAAACGTCCGTCGTCCTGGCCGTTTCATCGGTACAACTGGCCCTGCGCTGAACGTTGAAGATTTCAACGAAACCAGCATTCCTGTCACTTTGTCGACCCAGTTCCACGTTGACACCCAGTTCACCACGCAAGATTTGGCACTGTCGCTCGATATGTTCAGCGACCGCGTTCTGAAGCCTGCTGTGGCGGCTATCGCCAACAAGATCGACTTTGACGGCCTGACCATGGCAAAGAACAACACTGCTAACATCGTTGGCACTGCTGGCACGCCACCGACCGGCCTGATTACTTACCTGACTGCACAGGCGTATCTGGACTCAGAAGGCGCACCGCGTGATGGCCGTCGTTCTTGCATCATCGAGCCATTCACTTCGGCAACCATCGTTGACAGCCTGAAAGGTCTGTTCAACCCGCAGTCGGCTGTAAGCGATCAGTACCAGAAAGGTCTGATGGGTCGTGATTCGGGCGGTATGAACTGGAAGATGGACCAGAACGTTGTCGCGCAGACTTTCGGCGCATGGACTACAACTGCTGGCACGCTGACAGCTAATACTCAGTCAATCGGTATCGCAACCGGCTGGGCATCGTCATCGACCATCACCCTGACTCACTCGGCTGGCCTGACCCTGCGTCAAGGCGATGTGATCCAGATCGCTAACGTGTTTGCGGTCAACCCACAGAACCGTCAGGCGTATGGTTCGAACAAGGCGCGTAACTTCGTGGTTCAATCCACCGTTACAGGTTCGGGTTCTTCGACAATCTCGGTTACTGTTGTTCCAGCGATCATCACTGGCGGCCAGTTCCAGAACGTTACGATCCCAACCACTTCGGCTACTGCGACCGTAACCCCGTTCTCTATTGGCACTTCGGCTACCGGCACCGTATCGCCGCAGAACATCATCATGCACCGCAATGCGTTCACGCTGGCGACTGCTGATCTTGAGCTGCCTGACGGTGTGCATTTCGCTGGCCGTGCGTCGGACAAAGAGCTTGGTCTGTCGATGCGTATTGTTCGTCAGTACACGATTAACAACGACTCGATCCCGACCCGTCTGGATGTCTTATATGGCTGGGCACCGCTGTATCAAGAACTGGCCTGCCGTGTCGCAGCCTAATTAACATTGAAAGGAAACTGACATGAGCAATCCAGGACCAGCAAGTACCCAAACTAACCACCCTTCGAACCTAGCCACTAACCAGGCCTACCGCCTGCTGGCTAGCGCACAGGGTGTCAACCTCAACTCTGTCGCTGATACCGTTGCTGCTATTGTAAACAGCTCGTCGTACAGCGTTCAGGACATCATCGTGGCGAACGCCAGCATCAACCTGACCACTGCACAGCTTGCTGTTTACAGCGGTCCAGGCGCAACTGGTGTTGCAGTTAAAACCGCTTACGCACTGACCGGCAACTCGGCCAGCGACAAAGTGGTTGTGACCGCTGCGAGTGACACTGACTCGCTTACCGGCGACAATCTGTTTATTCGCTGCACGACTGCACAGGGCGCAGCGGCTACCGCCGATGTGTACATCTACGGGTATGATCTGACTTTCCTGCCCTAATCAGCATGGAATAGTCGATGAAGAAGCCGCCCCCTAAAGGGGTGGCTTTTTTCCTTTGTAGGTTTATAATTTTTGTTAACGGGATTGCCCGTTTAGGAGTAAAAATGTCAACAGTTAATGCTTTTACGCCGCAGGGTCAAACCTATACGATCTCGACATCATCCGTTCAGGTAAAAACGCAAGATAATGTTTACGCGGTGTCGTATCGCGTTCGTAACTTGCTTTCCAGTGCGGCTTACTTAGGTTATGCACCGGCACATCCGTTAGGCGTTGCGGTAACCGTACCATCCGCGTCAGCACCATCGGCGGGATCGCCTGCAAAGGTATTAGGATTTTTGCCAAATTCTGTTGAAGTGGTGCAACTGCCGCCGAATGTTTGGTTGTTGGCCAGCGCGGCAAATGCTTTTGAAGTTACACCAGGTGAAGGGATGTAATCATGGCTTTACGTGCTATTGCTCTTTCAGCAAGCGCCATTGGAGCCTTGGAATATCAAGGCACTTGGGACGCTTCAGCAAATTCCCCGACCATTACATCGAGCGTTGGCACGAAAGGCGCTTATTACGTTGTTTCTGTTGCTGGAACAACATCAATTAATGGCATTTCAAACTGGGGTGTCGGGGATTGGATTGTTTTCAACGGTTCAGTGTGGCAGCGCGTTGAAGGTGGTGCCGACCTGAACGGTGTCAATTTGACGTTTACTGGCACTGCGTCCGGCCCTGCTTATCAACTATCTGCCGCTGGCATCCTTACTGAATCGGGAACGACGCGCACATTAAGCGCAGCCGATAACGGCAAAATCATTTATTGCACCAGCGGATCAGCGGTCACTATTACTTGCGCTGCGGGACTTGGCGCGGGATTTAGCACCACGATTATTCAAGCGGGTGCGGGTAAGGTAACTGTGGCTGCTGGTGGACAAACACTGGTTTCGTATTCCAGCTTATTTAGTACGATGGGACAGTACGCGGTTATTTCGCTAGTTTGCCCTGTCGCGGATACTTTTGTGGCTGCGGGTAATTTGGGAGTCTAAAAAATGGCAGTTAATCTTTCACCCGTTGGTGGCGTAGCTGGCCAGTTTTTTGACAATAACGGCAATCCGCTGGCTGGCGGCAAGATTTTTACCTATCTGGCTGGCACCACAACCCCTGCGGCTACCTACACCAGTGCGACTGGCGCAATCGCGCATTCCAATCCGATTATTTTGGACGGCGCGGGTCGTGTGCCAAGCGGTGAAATTTGGCTGACCGATGGTTTGGAATACAAGTTTGTTATTAAAGACAGCGTTGATGCTTTAATTGGAACTTTTGACAACATCATCGGCATCAACTCTAATTTCGTTAATTTCACCAACGAACAAGAGATTCAAACTGCTACTGCTGGACAAACGGTTTTTAATTTGACCACAGTAACGTATCAGCCAGGCACTAATAGCTTGTCGGTGTTTGTGGATGGCGTAAACCAGTACGGCCCTGGTGCGCTTTACGCTTATGTGGAAACTGACAGCGACACGGTAACTTTTGTTTCGGGCTTGCACGTTGGGGCATCGGTAAAATTTACGACTTCGCAATTAAACACTAGCGGCGCGGTAGATGCTGCACAGGTTTCTTACGACCCACCGTTTCCAAATTCGGTTACTACAAATGTTGAGGATAAATTAGCTCAATTTGTTAGTCTTGCTGACTTTGGTGCAGACGCAACTGGCGTAACGGATAGCGCAACAGCAATAAATGCGGCATTTAACAGCGGCGCGAAAGCGGTGTATGGCACGGGTACTTTTAAAATCGAATCCAATGTGACTTTGCCCGATGGCGTTTGTTTTTACGGCTGGCCCCGCGCCACCATCACAACCGCTGGAGGTGGAAACTTTATTGTGACCGACAACAGCACCATCGAAAACATTGATTTTGATTGGAACAGCACCGCACGTCGTGTTTACGGGGATAACGCCAGCAGCATTACTTTTAAGAACTGCACATCTTACGATTCTACAAACAACGGGTTTGACTTGTTTAACGGCCCTGTTGATTTAACATTTGAAAACTGCACGGCCTACGGTAACGGTGGTTACGGCTTTGCCGCACTTGGTTCAACAACGCAGAGGCCAAACCGCATCACAGTTCGTGGATGCAAAGCGTATCAAAATTTTTATGACGGTATTGTGGTTGCAGGTGTAGGCCAAAAAACATCGCCAGTTCAGGCGGCTTTGTACGCACGAAATATCATCATTTCAGATTGCATTACAAACTCAAATGGTTTTGGAAACACTGCTTTTAATGGCATTACGTTTCCATATTCACAATATGTCACGTTAACCAATTGCGTGACATATTCCAACACTGAACACGGTATTGCATTGCAGGAATCTTCTGATTTCAGTATCAGCAATTGCGTGTCATACAGCAACGGTCAAGCTGGCTTGTCCATGCAGTCTGGTGTTGCGCCCAACAACCCTACAACCCGTGGCGTGGTGACGGGGTTTAACGCATACAACAATTCAAATGAAGGTCTTGCGTTAAAAGAAAAGTGCGAGGAAATTATTTTTTCTGGTTGCACTTTTTCCAACAACGTTCAATATTCAATTCGATTGCGTGACCTTGCAAGTAGTGGTTTAAAGTCAAACGCAATTACGTTTATCGGTTGTGCAATTGAGCCATCACCAGGCGCAGGTTTTGTCAACAGTAACTCAAGCACAGCAGTGACCAGCGGGTCAAACTTAAACTTTGACGGAACAACGCTGCAACCTAACGCAATGATTAACGAAGCGTTGAGTACAACCTTGACGCTAGATACTCGCGGAACAACACTTAATTACCCAGAGTTTTTCTTGTTGACAGATTCAGGCACAGATGTTTCTCGCACTGCATTAAACCAGGCATATACGGGACGCAGAATTATTTTGATGGCTGATTCTGGTGGCGCTGTTGATATTCGGCACAACCAAGGCGATGGTGTTAATTTTGCAGGGTTCATTTTGAAAGCGGCGGCTACTGTAACGCTTGGCGCTTTTGAGAGCATTACGTTTGTTGGCAATGGTGTCAACTTTATTCAAGTGGCAGATAACACATGATTACGCCAGCTTTCTCTTTGACCGCCACGGAACGAGTGCTACCTAAATTAGCGCTTGACTTTACAACAGCGTCTTTGGATAGCCGAGTTACGTTTACTCGATCAGGTAACACTGCAACGGTTGTAAATAGTTCTGGTTTAGTCGCAGCTATCAACGCAAACTTACCGAGATTTGATTACGATCCGGTTGCGCTTACTTGTAAAGGATTGTTAATCGAGGAAAGCCGAACCAATCTCGTCACATATTCGCAAGATTTTACAAACGCTGCTTGGACGGGCGGTACGCTGACAAACATGACGCTTGGTACAGCGGTAGGTAATTCGCCAGATGGTACGGTCAATGCGGGTGTTCTTACCGCAACTGACGCATCTTGCAGTTACCAATCCGCAAACAGCATAGCGACCACAATTGTCGGTACTCAGACCATGAGTATTTACGTCAAGTCTACAAACCGTCAATGGTGGCGCATTCGTGTTTACCGCACAAGCACAAATGCAGCGACTTGCTGGTTTGATTTGCAAAACGGTGTTGTCGGCAACAATGCAAGCGTTGGATCATTGACATTTAGTTCTGCGACCATTTTCAACGCGGGCAACGGTTGGTGGCGAATTTCAATGGTTGTGACTTCATCTGCTGCTGGAACAAATGCAAGTTTTTGGGCGGCCCCTGCCACATCGAACGGCGGCACATCTGGCGGTGCAATTGGCGATGCCCTAAATATTTGGGGGCATCAATACGAAACAGGTGCTTTTGCCACCAGCTACATCCCCACAGTCGCATCGCAAGTCACCCGCAACGCCGATGTGGCAACGATGACGGGAACGAACTTCAGCGATTGGTTTAACGCG